ACTTCTTTCTATAATCGACAGATCTTTGCTGACTGGCGTAAGCGAGTTGGTATAGAGGAAGCAAATCGTATCACCAAGAAGGCAACTTCCCGTGGTACAGACTTCCATGCGGCAACTGAACTTTACATGTTGAATAAAGAAATCAACTGGGATGATTTCAAACCCCTGACAAAGTTCATGTTTCATCATGCCAAGCCATATCTGGACAAGATAAATAATGTACACGCTATAGAAAGGACTCTGTACTCAGAGTATCTTGGACTTGCGGGTAGAGTTGACTGTATTGCCGAGTACGAAGGAGAGCTCGCAGTCATCGATTTCAAAACATCTGAAAAGATCAAACCAGAAAAGTGGTTGGAGAATTATTTCGTTCAAGAAATGTTCTACGCTACTGCTTACTATGAATTGACTGGTATCCCCGTCAAAAAACTTATCACTATTATGGTTACTCCTGGTGGTGAGGTCAAAGTATTTGACAAAAGGAACAAAGGGGACTATATTAAGTTATTAGTTCGGTATATTAAGGAATTTGTATCTCACAATCTTAGGACAGAGAATGGAGAATGAACTAGAAAAAGTATTAGAAAGTAAATTCTTTTGCCCTTCTCGCTTCGCACAAGAGATTGAGTCTCTTGTAATACAAAACTCAGGCATGAGTTATATTGACGCTATCATTCACTTCTGTGAAAAGAATAGTATTGATTTAGAGTCAGTTCCAAAACTGATCTCTAAACCATTGAAAGAGAAGATTAAGTATGAAGCAATGGAACTCAACTTCTTGAAGAGAAGTTCCCGTGCAAAATTGCCTCTTTGATTTCATTTTAGGGTAAAAAAATTTCCCGGCAAAAAATCCATATATTACTTTTTTGATGATGCCGTTTGATGCCTACAAACAATATCTCTCGCTGAAGAATCACTTCACGAAAGAAAAGTATGACTACCATAAGTACTGTGGTAAAAGTCGTGCTACTGTTCAGTCTTTTTATAAACGAAAAGATCGCTTCTGGTTCGAGAAACTGGCAAGAAATAAGTCAGACCAAGAAGTAATCGAGTTCTTCATATCTAACTTTATCACCTGCACTGATCCAAGTAAGCTTTGGATAGGAGAAATGATACGCGAAGGTGAAGGTAGATATGTGGCTTGGAAAAAAAGGAATCAATCACTCTCATACATCTTCAAAGAAGAAATAGAATCTATCCTTGCAAACCATGATTTAGATTCTATATTTGCAAGGAAAGACGGACACCCAATCGTCCTAAGAAAGTATTTGGGTGGAGATATATCAATTGAAACTATGGTAATCTTGGATAAAATTCTTGAATATCGACAAGAGTTTGACAAAAAACTACAAGATCCAGTGTGGGAAACCGTCAGTATGAGAATGAAAAAGTATTCTCCTTTTCTAAATATTGAGGTATCTCGTTATAAAAAAATTCTTAAACAGGTTGTATTAGGTAAATGAGTTTTTTCGATTCCGATGTAGTCCGTGCAGAAATGACGGAGATCAGTGAGTTGCAGGAAGATGTTTATCGCAATGTCTTCAAGTTTCCTTCGATGGATAGGCAGGAAAAACTTTTTCATGTTGCTATGCTAGAGAAACTTTTGGATAAACAGAAGGTTCTTTATACTAGGTTGAGTTTATCTGATGACCCTGAAGCAAAGATGATGAAAGAAAGAATCGTTGACTCTGCTAAGATGATGGGTATGCCACCCAACGTTGACATGCAGACAATCTTTAACAACATGTCCAAAATGCTGGACGTAATGAAGGAAAAGATTGACGAAGACGGTTCAGACGTGTAGAATACCGAGGTACACACAAGCCAAATCCGTACAAATCTAACTAATCCTATGTCTTTCGCAAATCTTAAAAAGCAATCCTCTCTTGGTTCCCTGACCTCCAAACTGGTCAAAGAAGTTGAGAAGATGAACAATACCAGTGGCGGTGGAGATGACCGTCTCTGGAAACCTGAAATGGATAAGACCGGCAACGGTTATGCAGTTATCCGTTTCCTTCCTGCACCTGAAGGGGAAGAACTTCCCTGGGCAAAGATGTACTCCCATGCCTTCCAAGGTCCTGGTGGTTGGTACATTGAAAACTCTCTGACTACTCTTGGTCAGAAGGATCCTGTGTCCGAGCACAACCGTGAACTCTGGAACAGTGGTATTGATTCTGATAAGGATACTGTTCGCAAGCAGAAGCGTAAACTGTCCTACTATGCCAACATCTATGTTGTGAAGGATGCTGCCAATCCTCAGAACGAAGGTCAAGTCTTCTTGTATAAGTTCGGCAAGAAGATCTTTGACAAGATCATGGAAGCAATGCAACCTGAGTATGAGGATGAGACTGCCATCAATCCTTTTGACTTCTGGCAGGGTGCTAACTTCAAACTGAAACTGAAGAAAGTTGCAGGTTACTGGAACTACGACTCCTCTGAGTTTGCTGCACCTGGTCCTCTCCTGGATGATGACGATGCACTGGAAGCACTGTGGAAGAAAGAGTATTCTCTGACTGCTCTGACTGCTTCTGATCAATTCAAGTCCTATGAGGACCTGGACAAGCGTCTGAAGATGGTTCTTGGTGCAAAAGCACCTGCCCGTCGTTTTGATGAAGAACTGGAAGATGAGAGTGAAGGTCGTGGATCTTTCTCTCCTAACTTTGAGTCAAGCAAGCCTCCTGCTACTGACTTCAATGCACCAGACATCACTCCTACCAAGTCTGCTGACTCTGATGAAGATGATGCTCTGTCTTACTTCCAGAAACTTGCTGAGGAATGATGAGATACAACCAGTTGTGCTTGACCCTTCTGGTTATCGCAGCGTATATTAACTTACTGAAATAGTCTGATATTATCACAACGCTTAAGGGATTCAGTCACATACTGACTGGATCCTTTTTTATATGTCATGATATCTTCCATATCATCAAGAATAATATTTAGATACCTACCTTTAAGAACCCAGATGTTTCTTCTTTCATCTTGAATACTATTTTCATATTCTAAGTTAGTGACTTCTTTAACTGGGTTTGCTGTGAACGTAGTATTGTTGTCTTGATATTGTATACTATAATTTGATTCAACTTTAAGACCTGCTGGTAAAAGAGTAACTCCAGTGCTATCCTTTATTTCCGTGGTTTCATAATGGTGGGTATCATTAATTTTCTCATAAGTCCCATACTTATCTAAGAGAAAAGTATCAAAATTAGTTTGAGTCAATGGCCATTCTGTTTGAATATTGACGATATTATTTGCTGCTAGGATTACCCAATCGAGAGTTGAATCTCCATATGCTTTAAAGGCAACGTTGTCAGGTCTATCATCACCTTCAATTTTCCATTTAGTAAACACTGATAGATCTTGGAAGATATCTTCTCTGAGTTTACCTTTCTTGAATAGATTTTTTACTGGAATGTAATCAGATATATTGGCGTCAGCAAGTCTACTAACGTAATCAAGATTGGGGATTCGTCTGAAGTAATTTGACATTTTAGAAACCGATAGATCCTACTTCATCTTTATAGTTATCATTAAATACAGGTTCAAGTTCTTTCAACTGCATTGAAATTCTATATGCAGTCATATAACCATCCTTTAATGTTGAATAATTTTGTTGTGGAGTATAATCAACGGAGAAGTTTGTCATTGCACACTCCTTCATCTTTCCTATGTATGGATGATCTTTTGTTCCATCACCGTTGAGTATGTAATGGACTTGAAATACATGTGGAGATAACAGGAACAGATTTGATTCTGATCTAATTGGTGCCATTCCCTGCTTAAAGAATTTTATAATTTCAATAATTTCATCTGCTTCAGCTTTACTTCTTGGAGAAAGATCGAATCTAAATTGAAATCCTCTAAGTGTAGGTTTATCAAATAATAATTCAAGGTTTGGGTTGAAGATCATACCAGTTGTTCTGGTCATAAGATCTTGAACTCCAACTGCTTTACCTGCCATTGATTCGGCAATAGCTTTCTTTACATCTTCACTATTGCCACTGATTCTTCCTGCAAGTGCTTTTGCTGCATCAGGAAGATTTTCTTCTCCTTGCCCTAATGCTGCTCTTGCTATTGCAGCTCCTTGAATCTCCAACTCATTCATGGATTTACCTGCCCAGTCAGCACCATTTTCATCTTTAATGCCACCTGGAATTGGAAGACTGACAGTTCCTAATATGGTTCTACCTGCTGAATTTTTACCATCTGGACCTACTCTGTTGCGATCTGCAAAACCAAAACCTCCAGCATCACCTCCACTACCAATTGCTTTTGCTTTATATTCAAGAAGAGTAAACTTTATAAAGTCTTGCTGTTTGTTTCTATCAACAGGATAACTATAATCTCCAAAGGATCCAGCACCTTTTTTAGTACCAGATTTTTCGTTGACAGAATCACGTAGTTCTTGGTTTGCTGTATTTGCTTTGTCTATTGATTCTTGAGCTGATTGCGCTGCTGCTTCCTCATCAGTTGCGCCGGGAGGATCTATCGCTTCGGTACGGTTTGGATCAAGTAATTGGTTTGCTCTGTTTTTTGCACTTTCTTCACTTTCACCAGCAGCTTTATTGCCGTCTACAACTGTTTTGTTTATTTGCTGTCTTAAATTCTTTACATTAGACTCACTCAAAAATTCTTTTGCTTCGGAATCATTAAAAATTGGTGGAATACTATACAGTGCCCCATCGTCAAATACAAAGTCTTCACCCGGTTTCATTGTCCCAACTACATTTGATGGCAATATACCCTTATCTTCATAAATGGTTGCCTCACCGGTCTCTGCATCTACCACAGCGTATAGTTGCTTACCCTTATATTCAAACCGTTTACTTTCTCCCCCGTATGTTGCCATTACACACTATCTTTTTACTTATTTAGGATAAATTTTCCATATTGTATTGACATCAGATCATCAAGTTCTTCTCTCTTTACAATGTATACTTGACCTGCAAGTTCTTCCCAAGTATATTGTCTGTATTGTCTCCAATGGAAATTGAGTCCACGAAATCCCCATTGGAATAATTCAGTTACAGCAACGAGAGGGTGTTGATCGTATGTAATTCCAGGAGTTTTTGCATTGTAAACAAAGGTACAAATTGTTCCTGGTTCAGG